AGCAAGAAGAGCGCGAAAGATGTCTGGCGTGGGTCCGAGAAGTCGAAAACGTGATGCGCTACAGCATTGCGAAGATCAGCAAGACGTTATCGCAGAGCGTTGGCAAAGAGGAGTTGCACAATGATTGACATTCTTAGTGGCGGCTTGTTCGGCTCGATCTTCGGTGGCTTGTTCAGGCTCGCACCAGAAGTCTTGAAGTTCTTCGACAAAAAGAACGAACGCGCCCACGAACTGTCGATGTTCACGCTCCAGACCGATCTGGAGAAGATGCGCGGCCAGTTCAAGATGGAAGAAAAGTACGTCAACCATGGCGTGGCTCAGTTGGATGCAATCCAAGAGGCGTTCAAGGAGCAGGGTAAGACGGCGGCAGCAAGTTATAAATGGGTCGCAGCAGCATCAGCACTTGTTCGACCAAGCATCACCTACGTCCTTTTCGGGCTTTACGTCGCCACCAAAATTACGGCGATTGTTTACGCTTTGTCCGCAGGCGCACATTGGAAAGATGTCCTTCCGGCGCATTGGAGTGCCGATGACTTTGCAATGCTCAATATGATCCTGACGTACCACTTCCTTGGACGCCCAATCGAGAAGTACCAGAAGTGATTTCAGATGCGGTCAAGATTGCTATTGACGGCTTAATCAAGCCGTTTGAAGGTTATGCCCGGAGGCTTCCTGATGGCTCTTGCAATGCATATCCTGACCCCGGAACTGGTGGCGATCCTTGGACTATTGGTTATGGGTCTACTGGCGCTTGGATTGGCCCTGATACTGTTTGGACGCGAGAACAGGCTGAGTCGGCTCTTGCAGACCACGTTGCTTATTTTGTCAGCGGGGTGCTTCGCCTGTCTCCTGTTCTTGCTACTGCTGCTGATCGCCGAGTGGCAGCTTTGATTTCCTTTTGCTACAACTGTGGCCTTGGCAATTACCGGATTTCCACCCTCAAAAAGCGGGTCGATGCCGAGGATTGGGATGGGGCAGCAACCGAAATCGTGAAATGGAATAAAGCTGCCGGTCGGGTGCTTCCGGGTTTAACTAGGAGGCGGCAAGCAGAGGCGGCGTTTTTGGTGTGATGTCTTGTTTTAATAGGCAAGGAGCCATAAAATGTCAACTAAAGCTGTTTGGGAAAAGCGGCGTCCAAAGAAACTTGGTGAGCCAAAAGAGTTGAGTCCTAGTCAAAAGAAAGCCGCAAAGGCTTTTGCAAAGCGGACTGGGTCAAAATACCCTTCATTGGTAGCCAATATTCATGGCTCTAAGGCCAAAAAGGGTTGGTAATGACCACCGCTGCCGTAATGACGTATGACTCGTTGGTGGAGAACATCCAGTCTTATCTGGAGCGTACAGACACCGCCACGCTAGAGAAAATCCCTCTGTTTATCATGCTTGCGGAGCAGACGATTGCTTCGCAGATCAAGTTTCTTGGGAACTTGACGGTCAACACCAGCACGATGACTCAGGGGCAGAACGTAATTGATAAGCCTGCGCGTTGGCATAAGACCGTTTCGATGAATATTACGGTTGGTGGCAAGCGATATCCGGTATTTCTACGCAAATATGAGTATTTGAGGGAATATTGGCCTGATCCTGCGCAGGAAGGTGTCCCAAAGTTCTATTGCGACTACGACTATACCCATTGGTTAGTTGCTCCAACCCCTGCGGATAACTATAACTTCGAGGTGTTGTATTACGAGCGACTGCAGCCTTTGGATTCATCTAACCAGACCAACTGGTTTACGGTGTACGCCCCGCAGGCGTTGCTGTATGGCTCTTTGTTGCAAGCAATGCCGTTCCTAAAGAACGATGAGCGGGTACAGATGTGGCAGGCGCTTTATCAGCAGGCCATGAATGTGCTGGTTGCCGAAGATAAATTGCGCGTGGCAGACCGTCAGGCGGTTGCTGTGGACAGTTAAGGATAAATTATGAGCTACAACAGTCCGTTTACGGGACAAGTGATCCAGCCTACGGATGTTTCCTATCGGGCGGTTACACTGGCGGCAGATACGCAGTTGGAATGGCCGATCAACGGCAACGCAACTGACGATTACGCCGCAAGGATTATGAATGTGACAGCCTCCTCTTCGGGGCTGTCGCTGTATATGCCACCGGCAAATCAGGCATCTGTGGGTAATGATGCGTTGATTCGTAACGTAGGGGCAAATACCTTCACGGTTAAAACCTACGATGGTAACGGGACAATCATCACGGTTGCCGCTGGGGAAGCCAAGTACATTTACATTACAAGCAACCCTGACGAGTACGGGACTTGGGGGAACTTCTCCTTTGGCACCGGAACCTCATCGGCTGATGCGGCGACTTTGGCTGGACTTGGACTGGTTGCCGCAGGCTCAACCCTAAATCAAAGTCACCCAACGGTTTCTTTGGTTTCTTCTTATACGTTTACTTCTAATGATCGGGCGCAAACGTATATTTGGACAGGTGGTGTAACGACGGCAACGATGCCATTGGCTCAGACAACCGCTGATAACTGGTTTGTGTTGTTTAAGAACAATGGCACCGGAACAGTCACGATTGATACAACGAGCGGCCAATATATTGATGGGGAACTAACCAAGTCATTTGCGCCCGGAGAGTCGGCATTCATTGTTTCAACAGGTTCTGCTTACGTCACGATTGGATATGGGCGTAGCACCGATTTTGAATTTGGTGTGTTAACCAAGGCGGTAACTTCAGGGTCTTACACTCTGACGGCTAGTGAAGCGTCAAATACGATCCAGTTTTATACTGGAACATTAGTCGGGAACGTCACGGTCACCTATCCGCCGGTTGTTAATCTTTATGTGATTTCCAACCAAACGTCTGCCGGTGGTTATTCGCTAACGGTTACAACTGGAATTGGTGGTTCGGCTACTGCGACGGTTCCGGCGGCGGGTCAAGCTACGCTGATTTGCGATGGAACCAACTTTTACAACGCCAACACGACGCAGGCCGGTGCATCGAGTCTAAGCTTGTTGAATGGATCTGCTGGGTCACCGTCTTTGAACTTCGCATCAGAGACGGATACAGGCGTTTACAGGCCCGGAGCGGGGCGTTTTGGTGTGTCGGTGCTAAGTAACCTGATTATGGATGTCACTGCGTCTGGCGTGTCTGTTACTGGATCAGGGACGTTCTCGGGTGGAATCTCTGGCGGTACATACTGATGACAAAAAAGGTATTTGCCCTTGATACCAAGCCCGGAGTGCAGCGGGATGGAACTGTTTTTGATAAAGAGTTCTACACCGAGAGCAGATGGGTACGATTCCAGAGAGGGCGTCCAAGAAAGATCGCTGGTTATCGACAGATTACCGGCGCGATGGTTGGGCCGTCCCGAGGGCTTTATGTTGTTCCCAGAAATACCTTTAACAACATCTATAACGGCCATTCCAAGGGCTTGCAGGTCATTCCTGTAAATAGCAATGGGGCTGGCTCGGGGATCACAAACTACACCTTTGGCGGCTCTGTTACTGGCGTAAATACGTTGGTTGGTGGCTCTGGGTATTCAGATGCCATTTATAACGGTGTGCCGCTGATTTACGTCTCTTCTGGGTACGGGTCTGGGGCGACGGCGAGCATCACCGTATCAGGCGGTTCGGTAACTGCGATTACGGTTTCTGGTGGTGGTTTTGGGTATAGCATCTACGACCAGCTAACGGCAGACAATAGCTTTTTAGGGGGAGCAGGATCGGGCTTCTCTGTTCAGGTGCAGACGGTTTCTTCCTGTTTTGTGCCGTCAGATCAGAATCTTTGGCAGTTTGATACGTTCACAGACTCGTTTGGGTCTGGGAATAATTACCTGCTGGCGCATCCGTCGCAAGATCTGGGCAATATTGACGACAGTACAAATACGCAAGTGTTGGCGGGTCCAATCGGGACCGCAAACATGAATCCGATTGGTGTCTTTACTGATACGGGAGACATCTCATCCGGCTCACCAAACGTGACCTTGATTCAGTCCAATACAAATATTGGTGCTGGGCAACTCGTTACCGGTCCCGGAATCCCAGCAAATACGCGGGTTCTTTCGGTGAACCTGACAAATCTTGTGCTGACAGAAAATGCAACGGCGACCATTACTGGAGCTTCACTGACGTTTGATAACGAGGTGAAGGTTTCTGGTGGTGTTGTTTCCTTGCACCCGTATGTCTTTGTTTATGGGAATGATGGCCTGATTCGTAATTGTGCTTCTGGAAACCTTGATGATTGGGTGTCCGCAGAAGCAAATGCGGTGAACGTGGCGACCGGAAAGATTGTCCAAGGGTTGCCGGTTCGAGGTGGTTCAAATTCGCCTTCAGGGCTGTTCTGGAGCTTGGATAGCCTTGTCCGGGTGTCTTTCTCTCCGACATCGTTGGGGGTTGCAGGAACAGGAAACTTTGCTCCCCCGACCTTTTGGCGATACGACATCATTTCTAGCCAGTCATCCATCCTGTCTGCTCAATCGGTTATTGAGTATGACGGAATCTATTACTGGTGCGGAACTGATAGATTCCTTTTATACAACGGGGTTGTCAAAGAGATTCCGAACCCGATGAACCAGAACTGGTTCTTTGACAATCTGAACTACAGTCAGCGTCAAAAGGTCTATGCCACCAAGGTTCCTCGTTTTGGGGAGATTTGGTGGTTCTACCCGCGTGGTAACAGCGAAGAGTGTAACGATGCCATTGTTTATAACGTGCGGGAAAACGTCTGGTATGACGTTGGAGAGGCGTTAGGAGCAAGGCGCTCTGCTGGCTACTTCTCTCAGGTCTTCCGGTTCCCTGTAAATGGTGGGACGGAGATTAACGCTGTTGGTGGCTTGTTTGAGATGAGCATTACGGATGCTGGGTCTGGATATACGGACGGAACGTATTCGTATGAGCCTTTGACGGGTGGATCAGGATCTGGAGCAACGGCGACGATTGTGGTTTCTGGTGGGGTCATCACTTCTGCGGTGATCAATAACCGTGGAACCGGATACGTTGTTGGAGATACGTTATCTGCCAGCATTCCGAGCGGCTCCAATTTTGAGTTGACGGTTGATACGACGGTTAACTTTGTCTCGCTATGGCAGCACGAAATCGGGACGGATGAGGTGAAGTTCACACAGGTCAATGCAATTGAGGCGTATATCGAGACCAGTGATCTTGGATGGGTTGCTGGAGGTCCGTCTCAACCTTCTCCTGTTGGGGAGAACCGTTGGCTGAGAATCGAGCGTGTAGAGCCTGATTTCATCCAGTCTGAAGAGATGCAGTTGTATGTGGTTGGTCGGTCTTATGCTCAAGGGCAGGATGAGACGACGGGTCCGTATGTTTTTGAGCCAAACACCAGCAAGATTGACATGAGGGAGCAGCGCAGGGAATTGAGGCTACGCTTTGCTTCTAATGTGGCCGGTGGGAACTTCCAGATGGGCAAGGTGATCATCAGCGCAGATCTTGGGGATATTCGTGGATACAGCGGTTAATCAATCTGCTCTTGTTTACGACCCAAGGTACATGGAGTTTGATCATTGGGCCTCGTTAATGTGTGAGCAGTATGCGGCACAACAATTGGCGATTCCTGATCAGCTAACTGATTGGAAGTCATGGGCTGCTGGTTTGCTTGCGATTGATGTCTTTACAAATCAAGCAATCCCGAGTCCTTATGGGTTTGAAGACTGGCAAGATTGGGCATCTGCCTTGGTTAACGTGATGAATGGCGGTC